TTTTAGGATGTGTGTTTACTAATACGTTTCGTTGACCTGTTGTGATCATTTCACTGATATAACCAGTCTTACTTGTTCTTGATAATGGTAATGGATTCCAAACAATTTTATCTTGTTCACCATACTTAAAGTTGTTTACTGAACCACCTCTAGAAGAATTAGTCCATGCATTTCTCATGTCATAATATACGAAATTATTAACTTGTAATTCTTTTAATTTTGCAGGTATAGTGCTTGAAACAATTTCTAATGCAGGTGTTACACTATTAACAACAACTGTGTCAGTTGTTCTAGAATCATTTACATACAAATATGCATCGTCCGCAAATGTGTCAACATTATGATAAGTTCCTGTAGGATCATTGATATCAATATATCTACTATGACCTGCATGTGTTTTATTAATTGCTTTAATTTTCTTTACGTTATTACTTTGTGATGCTGGAAAAACATTATAGTCTTGAGCACTTACCATTCTGTTTTGAGTATAGAAAACTTGTGATGCACGTTCTTTAATTGCACTAATACTTTCTGCTGGGAAACTATTTGATACAGAATACTGTAACGCAAATGTTACATTTAATGCAAACTGCTTTCCTTTGTTGTTTACATAAGGTATTGTAATACTAATATTTCTAGCATCCTCTGGTTGTATTGTGTATCTAACAGGGTCACTTGTTCTGTGCCATAATCGATAAACACCAGAAGGTACATTTCCAAAGTTGCCATCTGGGAATCTCAATCTAATACCTGATGTATCTACATTCTCTACAGAATATAAATTTCTAGTAGATAATTGTTGACTATTATAATTTAAAGTTTGTCCAACTGTGTTTGGTATTTTTGTCCATTTGTTTAATACTTGACCAGTTGTAGCAATTTCTTGTAAGTACACATCAGTTTCATTAATATTTGTTTTTGAAACTTCTTGTAATCTGTTCTGAATAGGTGTTGTGAAATTAAAATCTTCAAACTCTAACACACCCTGCTTAAACATTACAAAAAATCCTGTATCTATGCTGTTAAGACCTTTGCCATCGTTTCTGTAAATCATATTAAATAGATTAGTTGGGTCAGGATGTCTTTCATAAAAGTTTTTATTGTCGATGAAGTCTGGATTGGCAATATTAAAAACTCTTTGTGTGCCATTAATTGTTAAATCAAAATTATATACAAGTGGACTGTTTAACGGTGTATTAATTTGATATAGTTCTGTAGGAATGTCACCTACTTTGCCTGACTTCAATGGTGAAGTAAATCTGTTTGTTGTACTCATTGCAGAGTTCATAATAGATATAAACTGCTCATATGTATCAGCACTATTGGCATCGTCCCAGTAAATTGTTTTATTGCTAAGATTATTTCCTTGGCTATCAAGTAGAGGCTCTGTTGTTCTAATACTTGTAACTTTCATCAAACCACTAGCAGGAATATTTCTTTTAGGATTGTATCCTAGCATTCTTGCTATTTTAAAAACTGAGTCTCTTCTTTCAGCAGTTTCTAAAAAGTTTTCTCTGGAATTGATATCCATTCTAAAAGCAAGTGATTGCGATAGGTATGCTAGTAATTCTATGATTGCTATAAATTCAGAACTTTCAATATAATCATTGAAGTTTTCTGGAAAGTTTGTTTTAACATAGTCTACCATGGCACCACGCATTGTATCAAAATCGTATGCTTGATAATTTACTTGACTGTATGCCTTGTATGCTACTTTCCAATCTTCAGCGGCAAACAGATTATTTTGTCTTTGTGCCATTATTCACTTCCCTCAATAATATCATCTTTGTATTCTAAATACAAAGTGTTTTCTTCACCATAAGGAACTGTTTGAATTTTAACAGATGCCTTGATGCCTTGTTCCAATACTGCAATTCTCAAGTCAAGAAGTTCTGCTCTTGGATCTTTATCTATGATTCTTTCTATATCTTTTCTAACTAAATTTTCTAAATCTCTTGTATTAGGATTCATCAGCAAGTCCCAAATAACACTACCAAAGTTTGGTCTCATAAGACGCTCGCCTTTTTTGGTATAGAACTCGTTTAATAAGTCGCGAACAATTACATCGCCGTCAACTAAACTGTAAGGTGCTTTAACCTTATCTACTGTACTAAAACCTAATAACCTTGCCATACTGTTATTTATCTGATTCATTAAGTAGAGTTTTAATTGCTGTCAAAATGGTTGACAAACATGCAAAATATTAGTATAATATATGTAAGGAAGGTAGGAAATATGAACAATTTATACACTCAAAATCAAAGCAAAGATAAAATTACATCTGTAAATGGATATTGGATCAACACAGTAAGTTGTTTTAACGATAATACTGACGAGCAAGGTGTTGTAATTCAACTTACAGGCTTAGAATCCATGTGGTACAATCACGAAGAGAATGTTAATCATCCTAAAGATTCAAAAAACCCTGTAAACATTAATGTTCCTTTCATGAAATTGATGAGACAAAGAATTGTTGATAGCATTCTACATAGAACTGGATATGACATTAGAACATTTGACAATGTTATTCATGCTTCAACATCACCTGGTAGAAATCCAGATGGTACTATCATAGAAGATAGTTATACCGCTAACGTTATCAGAAACGTAGCATAAAATTAGCAGGGGCGATTGCTATCATAAGAACCATTGCCCCTGCAAAATTTTACTCCAAAAAGGTTGACAAGTTTACTACAGTATGTTTAAATACAAACAAGCATAGCAACTTGTTATGTGAATCGCTGATAAATTTTATCAGTCCCGTAACTCCTACAAAGGGTTATCTAAAATGCGTAAACTCGCAAGTGTGTTCGATAAGATATGGGCACGAGCAGAAGAACGTAACAATGAACTGGGCGGCCAGAGGTTTCATCGTATCTTTGAAAAGAAGAATCGATATTACACTTATGGTTTGTATGATGAACTTACAAAGAAGTGGTGCACTTTTTGCACTATCAATCTTGTAGGTAATTATCGCTACAACATTGATGTTCTTCCACCAGAGTTTTCCGAAATGGAACAAATGGTGAAGTAATAAAAAGTGGGCATAAAACGCCCACTTTTTTTATTTAAAATTAAATAGTAGTATGGCAGATCACGAACAAACTCAACTAGAACAGTACAGAAGACAAATAATTAGTTTGCAAAACGAAAATGATATGCTGAAGCAAAATATTTTTGATTTGGAAGTACAGAAGACAGAAGCCTACAGAAGAATTACAGAATTAACTTCTAGTCCTAATTCTCGTAGCAGGATCTAACTGATACTGTTCTATATAGAACTGGTCATTTTTGGCCTCTAACTCGTCGGCAAGCATGAACCATGTTGCCGAACCCTCTGGTCTGATGACTTCAGAACCTAGTTCAACTGAATCTGGTGTGGTGAATAATTCTGCTTCGTATTGTCTTTGTCCTTGTAATGCAGGATCAATTTCGCCTCCCGGCTTATCCAATATCCATTTTTGCATTTCTGTTGGAACCATGTGATGCATTTCTGGATTATTCAAATACTGTAATGCTTTACTACCTAGAAAGTTTTCTACCCCAATGCTTGTAGCAAAACTTACTGTTGCCAGAGATTGGTGTTCACTTAATTCTACAGATACAGATTCTTTGATGTTTTCATATGTATTTGTAAGTTCACTCACTGCACCTAAACTTGCACCAACTGGACCAATACCATTACTAAAATCTACTAGCATTGAACCTGTTTTATCGTTTTGGAAAATAATACCAGTGCCATCTTGTATAATGCTTATACCTTGTGCCTTTAACTTTTCACCTAAGTCTGCAAAATCTTTTGCAGTAGACATTGCATCTTTGATTTTGTTTTTCATATCTAGCATGTCAGCACCAAGCAAATCCATATCAAAACCAAATTTGTCTATACCAAATTGATTTAATCTGGCTTGTATTTCATTTAATGTTTTGCCTAAACCAATTGCTTTACTGCCTAACGCATTTATAGTTGGGAAACGTATAGGAGGTAGTACTGCTTTTATACCTTCTATGAGTCCACCCAAACTTGCTATTGATAACAAATCTCCATCCAGCAAACTAGAGAAATTATTAAATGCTCCCATCAATCCATCAAACTGAGGTAAAGCATCCATACCAAGTGCACCTGCGGCACTATCAATTAAACCATCTACTGCACCACCTACTGCATCACTAACTGCCTGTGATGCTTGATCTATTCCGGCGCCTACAGCATCAAGACCTGCATTTACACCATTAACAACATCATTAGCACCACTTGTTCCTGTTTGTACTTTTTCAGTAAGATCAGATATAACATTACCTGCTTTGTCCTTATACCCAGTACCAACCTGAGTGCCTTCTGGTGTTTGAGTGTTTTTAGGTTTTTGAGCACCTTCTTCAGTAGCACCTGCTGGCAATTTACTTTCAACATCTGGATCTGCAGATGGTGACTGTTCTGTTCTCTTGATTGGGTCTGCTTGAGCATGATCTCTGTACGGTTCTGATGTAATCAATTTTGACACAATAGTTTTCATCTTAGGCGAGTCACCTTCTCTTTTACCTCCAGTAGGCAAGTAAGGTTTTGGTGTTTTACCTTTAACACCGCCAAGAGATGTTAATTCTACATCTTCATCTTCGCCAGTTGCTTCTGTTGCTGGTACATCCTCTTCATCAAACTGTGGCGGGTCTCTAGGATTGTCTTTGAATTCGCTGGTACCAAGTTGAGGTGCTGTGATTGCTGGAACTGCCGGAAACATAGTTATGCCACCTGGACTGTTTAATGCTATCAGTCCTCCAAGTGCTGACACAGTAGGTGCAACCATACCTATACCAGCCATACTGCTTATGCTTGTGCCTAGCATACTGTCTATGGCAATTGGACCTGTTGCCGCTTTTAACTGTATGCCTCCTATAAGTGGTGCTGGTCCACTGGCTGTCATAGCAATTCTGCCACCAGCATTGATATCCATGTCTCCACCTGTTGCTGTAACGGCAAAACTTTGTGCGGCATTCTGTGATAAGTCAGCCGCGGCTTCCATTCTTATATTACCCCCTGTACCTAACGGAGGCAGTCCTAATGCTCCTAATGCATTTATTCCTTTGTAGTCACCTGCAACATTATCACCTGCCGCTTTGAGATTTAAATCTTGTCCTGCTTCTATGTTTACATTTTGATCTGCTCTAATATTAAAATCGCCTTTGGCTCTAAAGTTAATGTTACTTTCACTGTAAACATTTACGTCACCATTTAATGCTAATTCAAACCAAGCAGTACCTAATTTGTTTATCATGTAGATTGTGCCTGTGGTATCATCTAGCATGAGTTGACTACCAGCGGCAGTTCTAAGTCTAATCATACGACTGTTAGTGTTGTCGTCCATGATTAGTTGATGCCCACCTAATCTTTTATTATAGTTGTCTGGGTCTCTGGGTCCTGGTGTTAATATACCAAATACTTCACTAGGTGATTCTCTTCTGGCACTAGCATATCCGGCTCCACGTAAAGGATCATTTATTAGTCCTTGCCTTGTTAATGTTTTTGCAAAATCAACATGTATTGGTCTTGTGGCATCATTATGTGTAATGTGGGATTCTCTTCTATTCTTTTCTGCAACAGGAACATTTATACTTGGATCACTGTAACTTTTACCACCTGACATACCAGGTACCATGTGCTGATATCTATCTGGAAATAAACAACCAAAGCAAAAAGCATTTTTTTCTATACCATCACCAAAACACACTAACACAATGTTGCCTGGATCAGGTGGTACCATCCACATTCCATATGATGTTGTAGTATCTTTGTAATTTGTTACATCTGTGCCTAATGCACCTAAGTCTGTTTGTCCTGCAAATGGTGATACCCATCTGCATGATATATAAGTGTCTGATTTTTTCTTGTCTCCACCTAGTGCAGGTATGAATACTGACAGTTTACCAGTTCTTGATATGTCTTCTGTGTCAACAACAACTCCTTGGAATATGCCAAGTTTAGGTGCACTCTTAAGAAAATTCTTATACTGCTGATTGTTCTTTCTGGTTTGATTTAAATTTGCCATATCATTTAATACTAAGGAACAGTATTACCTCCTATTGGATCATAACCGTCTACAAATCCTGGTGGATCTTGACTGTTCATACCTTGTGCACCTTGTGATTCTGAACTTTCTGTGGATTCTTCTTTGTCTGCTTTTAATTTATCTGCACCTATTATTCTCTGTGCATTTACCTCAGTTGTAAAGTTTCCGCCATCAAAACTGTTAATTACTTTTACAATTCTATACAAGCCACTAAAAGTTCTACTGGTACCATCATATCTCCAATAACCACTATTTAGTTTGCTGTCCTCATCTGTGAAGTCAGGATCGAATGCTATAGGTGCTCTAAGTGTCAAAAAGAAATGATTATCTGTTTCGCCATTATAGGCGGCATATTCTTCAGTTGCTTTTTCATCTTGATAGTTGCCTAAGTACCAAGGATCTCCTCTTAATGCAATATCCAAATTAATCAAAAAAGCAATATCGTTTGCATGTTGAGTAGCAAGAGTACCAAATAATGTATTACGTGGATCTCCTACTTTATATGTTCCAGATGAGACACTATGTTTTTGATTTTGTGCTTTACTTGCTTGAGGATCTACTGCAAGATAATTTTCCATTTGTTCTTCTGTGACTCGAAGAAATCCAAACTTTTCTAAGTCATCAACTGTGAAAGGTATATCTTCATTGTTCATATCTAAAGGATTGGTTAAATCTACAGAATATTGGAAGGCACTTATAGTTGGATCATATTCTTCTGGTATTTCACTAGTTAAAGGTTCTCGGTAACCTATTTGTAAATTAAGTGCCGCCGCTCTAGCATCCTTGTCTCCTATTTCAT